TAACTAAACCATTGGACAGTGATAACTTCCAAGTCGTCAAAAGATTCAAGTATGGATACTCAACTGTCTGCAACGAATGTAACAAACCAAAACCAAAGGAGTAAGTTATGAATACTTCTGCAGATTTTCCTTATGCAACATTTCCAATTCGACTGGAGTTTAAGGAAGACAAACGTTCGAGAGTTTGTTATTTCCAAGATAAAACACATCTTAATAAATATCTCATCAAACATAAAATTAACAAGAAAACTGCTGACATTCGATACAATGAAGAAACCTAAAAACTGGTGGTATGTATGGAGCAAATCTCTTGGGGAGAAAGCATCATCTTGCAACAAAACATCGGATAAGGTTGCTGTTGTTCGCACCATTATCTTTGCAACTTATTTGATTACTAACTGTTTTATCGTTGCTGGTGTAATACGCCAATGGAATCGAAAGACAGAAGTTTATATTCAAGTGGAATCTGAAAGTGTTGTTCCTTATGTAACATCATCAGAACTTAAAGTAAATAAGAATCTTGAGTTTGAATGAGTAACAGGGAGCCTCTAAAGTGTCCCTATAGTGTAAGCACAACGATCTTATGAACGACGATCTCTGGTCTGAAATCCAAGATGCTCCTGGTGAGATCTTCGATATTCCTGAGATGAAAGGATGGGATGATGTGGAGATTGATGACCTTTCTTTTGTCGAAAACTTCAACACCGAATTTGATTTTTGATTCTAATGACTGATACTGTTAATGTTCTTCCTCACATCTTTGAACTTCGTGATGCTTGGAGGCGTCAAGATTTCACCTTTACTAAAGAGCAGAGGGAGCAATATGATATGCTAGTTGCTGCTCGTCGTGAAAGGGTTAAGTATTTCTATGATAATGGTCTAGTTTCTAAAGGTGGACTGAGACAAAAAGAAGAAGATTGATACTCGGGGTGGTCGGTTGAGAAACTGACCACCTCCTCTTACATAAATACCTGAAAGGGTTTATAGTAGAGAGATGAAAACTTTTCAGGAGTTTATGGTTCTTGCTGAAGCATCTTCCAGTGATGACACATCTGGATTTCTTGGAACTTCCGCGACTATTAGAAAAGCGCGTGATACTGAGGGTAGAGTAGGAAAGAACCGCAAGAAAACAACACCAGAACGTCGTAGAATGAAGGCAGTTGGTGGTGGAAAGAAAGAACCTGTAGAATACAAACCCCGTAAAGATATTGGAACTCAAAGACAAGCATCCACAAGAGTTCAGCAACCAGAACAAGAACGTGGATCTGCAAGAGAGAGACAACTAGCAGCAGCAAAAGCAGAAAGAAAGAAAGCAGCACAAGCAAGAATTGCAGCAAAGAAAGCAGGTGGAACTGCAACAGCAGCAAAACCTAAAGCAAAGGAAGCAGAGAAGAAAGCATCAGAATTGTTGAGAAAGAAAGCACCAGAAAAGGCACCTGCTGCTGGATATACTCCACGCAAAGCATCTGGACTTTCCACTCAAGAACGCAAAGCACTTTATAAGAAAGGTGAAAGAAAACTAAGAGATATTGTTCTTCAGTCTACTGGAAAGAAGTCTGAGAAGGAACTTAAGCACAAATATACTTCCAAGTGATTGAAAGGGGGGACGTTGAAAGTGTCCCTATAGTATAACGTCAGACCCCTCTAAAATCCTCTACAACACTATGAAAAAAGTGAAGGTGCCTGTTACCACTATCGAGACCTTAATTGAAGGTTTGCAGTGTGCTGTCAATGTATGCTATAATGCTGATAGCAAAGAACAAGAACCTGAGAAGTCTTATCCTTATGCGGTGGGATTTTCGGAGTCTACAATGAAGTGGATTATCAAAGATCTGCAACGACTGAAAGAAGAAGCAAACTGAATGAAAGGGGGGACGTGCAAAGTGTCCCTATAGTATATGATGAACGCAATGCAAATCACTCTCCGTCCTCATCAAGAACGTGGTGTTGCTGCTATGCAACACCACAACAAAGGTCAAATTATTGTACCTACTGGTGGTGGTAAAACTCTGAAGATGATCTATGATTGTCTGCGGCAGTTGCAGTCTGAAACTCCACAGACCATTGTTGTTGTTGCTCCGCGCATTCTGCTTGCTGAGCAACTCTCTGCTGAGTTTCTGGAGTTTATCACTAACGCAGAAGTGATGCACGTTCACTCTGGTGAAACTCACCACTACAGCACTACCAAACCTGCTGACATTGTTGTTCACACTGGTGCTTGTATTGCTGCAGGTAAGCATCAACTCATCTTCACTACTTACAACTCTCTGAATCGTCTTCAGGCAGCAGAGATTGATGTGGATACCATCTACTTTGATGAGGCACATAACTCGGTTCAACGTCACTTTTTCCCTGCAACTGAGCACTTTGCTGCTACTGCACGTCGTTGCTACTTCTTCACTGCTACCCCCAAACATTCTCTGGCAGTTGGCAAACCAGGCATGAATGATGCTGCAGTTTATGGTCAGGTAATCTGCAAAGTTCCTGCTCCTGAGTTGGTTGAAGGTGGTTACATTGTGCCCCCTAAAGTTGTAGTCAAGCAACTTCCTATGGTTCAAGGTAAGCAGACCAACTTCGACCGAGATTCTGAGAATCTGCTGGAAACGATTGACGAGAACAAGGTCGGTAAGATTCTGATCTGTGCTAAGGCAACCAAGCAAATCGTCTCCCTGGTAACTGAAACTGACTTCTGCTTCCAGTTGGAATGTCGCGGTTATTCTTGGATGTATATTACTGCCAAGACGGGTGCAGTTATTGATGGTAAGAAGGTCAATCGTGAGGTGTTCTTCGATACCCTAAGTGCCTGGGGCAAGGATAACTCTAAGAAGTTTGTGGTTCTGCACCACTCCATCCTCGCGGAAGGTATCAACGTGTCTGGTCTTGAGGCAGTTCTCTTCCTGCGCAATATGGACTTCATTGGTATCTCCCAGACCATCGGACGTTGCATCCGTTTGCATCACGATGATGCCAAAGGTATGCGCGATGGACGTATCGAACCTGGCAACCTCAGTCAGTATAGCAAATCGTTCGGTCTTGTGTGTATCCCAGTGTACTCCAAGGTTGGCATCAGCACTGCCCGCGCAGTTCAGTCGGTTGTTGACACTATCTTTGAGAAGGGGGAACCTGCCATCAGCACCGTTCGCAGGTGAGACCCACTGAGACCCCAGTATCCATCAGGGTGAAAACCCTGATTTTTTTGCAATTCTACCTGGCGGGTGTCATAGGTCATCCGCCGCAACAAAAACGACGATTTTTTGGAAAGTATAATGAAAGAAGGATTTATTGTAGGTAAAGGTGAATATGCTGCTGTCCCTTATGGAAATCAACTGATGATAATCCACAACGGTCAACAGATCAAAGTCTGCCGCACTGAAAGTTCTGCTCGCAATTTTATTCAACAGCACAAGAAACAAAAGGGGGGCGTCCAAAGTGTCCCTATAGTATAAGAGCAAATCAATGACCTACCTAGAAGACAATCTTTTGCCTCTGGTTTTCTCTATCAAACCGAAGCAGACTGAATCTTACATTCTTCAGTCACTTGGTCTCGATGATCGTGTCTCTCCCCAGTCGATTTTGATTGCTTTTGGTGAGCGAATTGAGCAATTCTGGAATACTGTCATCAGTGACAGTTTGATTGCTCAAAACCTCATCGAAGAGAGCAACCTAATTGATGTCAATGGTCGCACCCGTCAGATTGACCATCTGTTCCGAATTGACGAGACTTGGTATCTTGAAAGCAAGTGCAATCTCAACTTTGACAGTGAGAAAGTTCGCGCATCCAACGATAAGATCAAAGACATCACTTCTGCTCTGGGAGTGAATGTCAAGTCTGGATATTTTGTTCCTGTTGTACCTGAGATCAGTAAGTCTGAGAAGACCAAGTATAACAACAAAGGTGTGGAAGTTTATGGTGTGAACTGGATGATTGAGACCATTCAAGCACCTTTCACTTCTGAGGAATACTTCACCTTCCTGCGTGAAGTTGTTGCTCCCATCCTTGAAGAAATGGGTCTTTGATGGTATAATTAAAGAAAAGATTGAGTACCTATGAAACCAATCATCAAGTATCAGGGGGGCAAGACTAAAGAATTGCCTCTCATTAAACAACTGCTACCATCACAATTCTCCAGGGTTGTTGAACCCTTCTGTGGTGGTGCTGCTGTATCATTTGGACTGGGTTATCCTGCTCTGATGAGTGACATCAACCGCGATGTTATTAACTTATACTCTGTGGTTGCAAATAAGGAACTATATCCACAACTGCAACTCAAAGTCGAGTATATTAAAGGTCTGGAGCACGATGATCTTGAGCAAGAGTATTATGCGGCAAGAGAAGCAATCAATCAACCATGGGATTGTGTAGACCAACTGCAGAGAGCATTGTCATACATTATTGTGCGGCAGTTGTGCTTCTCTGGAATGGAAAGATACAATGCCAAAGGTGAGTTCAATGTACCGTTTGGACACTATCAGAAGTTCTCCTGCAATCTGTGCCCCGATCATCATAATTTCTTGAGTAAGAAAGGTGTGTTTAGGTATGGGTCATTTGTGGATCTATTTGATCAGATCAATGCAGATGATTTCGTATTCATTGACCCACCATACCTAGAGCGTCTAGGTTATACTGAGGGTGATGGTGGTTTAACACTACATGAAGACCTTTTGCAGTGTCTAAAAGCAACAAAAGGTAAGTGGATGATCATACACTCCGATCATGAGTTCTATCGTGAGAGTTACAAAGACTTTAACATTATTGAGAAGGACTTTGCTTATGCTCAACGATTTGGTAAGGGTAAGGATCACTCTGGTGTAAAAGTTAAGCACCTTTATGTTACGAATTACTAACAATACTTGCATAATTTTGAAAAAGTGTTATAATTATTGAGTGCTCTGAAAAGAGTATCGTTCTTCTGAAAAGAAAGAACATCCAAGTAAAATTAACCGAGAGGCACAACATGTCAAACATGGATGAATTGCGCTACCTTACAGATGTAGCGAACGACCCTTCACTTGCTGAAGCAAAGAGAAAAGTTCTGAAGGGAATTGTTAAGTCAAAAAAGAAACTTGTAAAAGGAACTAGGAAATCTTCTGTTCTGCAAACTGCGAGAAAGTGGAATAGGAACATTAGTGGAAATTCACTGATCAAATATAAACAGTTTGACCCAGAGTTGGCAACTGTTGTTGTTGTTTCAGTTAGACCAGAAAGACTAGGTGGAGGTATTGTAGTTGTTGATGGGCAACATACTACAATGTTGGACATTCTTGGTGAATGTGATCAGGATCTTGACACTCTGGAATTGCATCATGATGAAAATGCAACACTGGAAGAAGTGCAACAGGCAGAAGCACGTTTATTTAAGTCACTGAACACACAACGTAAAAACCCAACTAAACTTGATGTCATTCGTAATGATATTTTTCTTGGTGAAGATTATGCCCTTATTTTTGAGAACATTCTAAAACTATGCAATCTCAATGTTGACGGCATTGGTGCCCCTGATGGTGATGTGATCTCTGGATCTGGTGCTAGAATTATCAAAACGATTGAGCAATATGGTGATGACTTCCCATCTTATATTCCAAGAGCAGTATCATTCATGAGAGAAACATGGGGATCTGAGAGTAATCCACTTGGTGATATTCGTGATGATATGATCCATGGATTAACTACTCTGTTTGTATTTCTTGATTATGCTGGAAAGATTGATGGTGGAAGTGTGCAGGGTTTGAATGGAAAGAAAAAACAAATCTTACTGTGGATGAACTCAACCATGGGTCAAACATCCATGAGAAAGTATTACCATAACACTGCAGGAGGAAATACTCACTTTAAGATCGCACATAACATTGTTGATGAATACAATCTTTGGGCAGAAGTTAATGCCCCAACTATGACTATTTCATCTGAGTATCTACATCAAAATGGTATTCTAGATCCTAAAATTATGTTGACCAACGATCAAAGGAAAAAACTGCCCACATTTCCATCAGAAATCAAATTGTGATTGTATTGTGTAGGGGGGACGTGCAAAGTGTCCCTATAGTATGAAGAACACTCACCTAGAACATCCTGAGGATTCTATTCTCAACGGAGACCTTTCAGTTCTCGACTGGTTCTCTGAGGAAGATTCTACCATCAGTGTCAAGATCGACGGTGCTCCTGCTATTGTCTGGGGTCGCAATCCTGCAAATGGTAAGTTCTTTGTTGGCACCAAATCTGTCTTCAACAAAGTAAAGATCAAGATCGCACACAATCATGCGGAAATTGACAAGTTCTATCAAGGTAAAGTTGCGGATGTTCTGCATCTGTGCTTTGATAATCTTCCTCGCACAAATTGCATCTATCAAGGTGACTTTATTGGTGCTGGGGGTTCTTATACTTATCGCCCCAACACAATCACTTACACGTTCCCTGAGATGATTGAGCAGGATCTCATCATCGCACCCCACACAATCTACAGTGGTGGTGATGACCTGCGTGAGGTCTCTGCTGCTCCTTTGCTTCAGAAACTGAAGAGCACTAACTATTGCTTGTTTGTGCAACCTAATGCTTATCTGAACCCTCATCGTGAGGATTTGGAGGATGTGTGTAAGTTTGCCAAGCAAATGAGCACTCTATGTGAGTTTGTGAGTGATAAGAAAGCATCACAAATCAAAAAAGAGATCAATGCCTGCATCCGTGAGCAAAAGGTCGTGAATGAAGATGAAATTGCAGAAAAATGTGATTGTGACAAGAACCTCATCCGATTGTGGAAGTTGGTGAAGTCTATCAAGGATGACATGTTCATGTATATCTTTGAGAAAGATGACATCGAATGTTCTATCAACGGTGAGGATAGTTTCCACGAGGGTCATGTTATCACCAACAAGTTTGGTATGTTCAAAGTAGTTGATCGTGAAACATTCTCTTATGCAAACTTTGTACTTCCTAAGAGTTGGTAAGGGGGGACGTTGAAAGTGTCCCTATAGTATGAGCATCACTGAAATGACAACCACAACCTTTGCAGAGTATTCTGCACAACAAGAAGCAAAGAATAACATTGCACTTGCTGTTCTTGGTCACACTTTTGCATTGTGTGAAGCATTGCGTCACAACGGACCTGATGGTTATGATTTCTACCCAGAAACGGGTCGTAAGTATCACAAACTAATCATGGTTGATAGTGGCGGTGGACGCAGTGTTCATGCTTTCGTTGATAAAAAGACTGGTGAGGTTTATAAGTCTGCCAGTTGGAAGTCTCCTGCCAAAGGTGTACGTTATGATCTGCGATTGATTGAGCAACGTGAATGGTTGCTGCAACATGCTGACTGGGCAGGTGGTTATTTGTATGCAAAATGATTTGCGTTTAGCATCAACAATCAAACTCTTTAATTCACCTCCAGTTGAGAAAAGGCGGTGCAATCCTAGATTAAAGAGTAGCGAACAAACTTTGTCTGAAATGATCAAATCTTTGAAATCTGGATACAAAACAAATGACTGACTACAACCAAGAAATCAAAGACCTGACAGTAACACGTTCTCTGCGTCTGTTGCGTGATGGTTTCAAGAGTGATTTTGCGACCTTTGCATATGCTGATGAGAGAATGACTACACTTCTAGCAGAACTTGCAACTG